TACTTGGACAGCGGCGAATATCCCGAACCTGTCGGCAGACAAGATCACGGCAGGGACGCTGAATGCCAGCCTGGTCAATGTCACCAATCTGAATGCTGGGAGTATCACGACCGGCACCCTGAACGGTACCAATGTCACCGTCACCAATCTGAATGCGACGAACATTACCACGGGCACCCTGAACGGAGTACTGGTTGGGAGTGGCGTGAGTGGCAGCAATATCACGACCGGAACACTGAACGCCAGCCTGGTCAACGTCACCAATCTAAACGCCAGCAATATCAACACCGGCAACCTATCGGCCACACGGATCTCGGGCGGGACGCTCAATGCCGGCACCATCACAGTCACCAATTTGCGGGCGGACTCCATTACGGTCGGCACACTGACGACAGGTCAAATATCGGATGGCGCTATATCTTCGATAGTGGCAAATAGCATAACACCAGCAACAATCTATCCAACTTCTGGCGCGTGGGTTTCGCCATCGTTCTCAATTAACATGAATGCAAACGCTAACAGGGGCAAGGTTCTTGTTACAGTGATGTATAGCGGTGCAGGAGCAGTTGGCATCTATTTGAACGTCAAAATAAGGAGAAGCGATAATTTAGGGTCTAATTTAGCTTTTGCAACTGACATAAACTACGATCTGCCCAATATGGCCGTTCTAAATTTTGTTGATACGTCAGCACCTACTGGAGCATATTATTATGCTGTAGACGTATTCTGGAGATATACAGGATCAAGCCTTGTTAGGACTATTCATTACTCAGCGACGGAATTGAAGCGATGATTGAATTGACTGGGTACAATGACAGCGGGAATATACTGGAGGTAATTTCTGCTTCTGATAGCGGGCTGGCAAATGCCAACAAGAAGGCCGGCGTTAATTACATTACGGGGCGGTTTGACTACCTAAAAACCTACATCCTCAACGGCCAACCCACCGAGCGCCCAGCCGCCCCCGTTACGCTCTCCGGTCTCACCCTCCAAGGCGTCCCGGCGGGATCGACGCTGACGATTGCTTCGGCTTCGCTCAGCACAAGTAACGGGGAGAGATACGACAACGTAACGGGCGATGTGGAGCTTGAGTTTCCGCTACCCGGCACCTACAGCCTGCGGGTGGAGTGCTGGCCGTACAAGGATTGGGAGGGGGAGGTGACGGTACCTGTGCTGAGCGGAGCCGAAGCATGAAGATCCTCTATCGCAAAAACCTCGACACGCTCAGCGTCGATCCGATTCAAGCCCGCGAAGCCATCCGCAGGGCAGGGTTGTTGGAAGCCGTCGAGAGCTACATCAACGCCCCGGGTACTGATCCATTGGTCAAAAGCGCCTGGGAATATGCGCTGACATTCAAGCGTACCTCACCGACGATCTTGGCCGTTGCCGCCGCAATGGGCTGGAGCGATCAGGAGTTGGATGGACTCTTTATTGCGGCGAGTCAGATTGAGTATTAGCGGTTGAGAATATCCGCGATGCTTGATGCCGTCGGGTTGTAATACGTCATCGCCATCTTGGGATTGGTCCAGCCGAAGGTTTTACACAAATCCAGAACGTCTAGTTTTCTGGATAACATCGTTGCCGCTGTGTGGCGCGTATCGTGAAAGGTGAAACCGGATAACCCGGCACGGTCACGGTACTTCCGAAAGTTGGCATCCAGTGTCTGGCTTGTCAGTCCAAACACACTCTCCGTTTCGTATCTCCGCATTTTGGCAATCAGCCGCAGGGCCTTGCGCGTTAGCGGGACATTGCGCTTCTTGGTCTTGGTGACGGGCAAGAAACAGTAATCATCAAAGACGCGATCCCACGTCAATCCAGCCAATTCGCCTGCCCGCATCCCGGTTCGCATGGCCAAAAGAAAGCAAACGGCGACCGACTGAGCGACAGTACGCACAGGCTTTGTGGGACTGTAATGCATCGTCCGCAGCATGACCCGGACTTGCCCTGGACTGATGACAACCTCACGGTGGTCTGGCATTTTTGGCTTGCGGATGTTCTTGATAGGATTGCTGTCGATCCAGCGCCATTCGATCCTGGCGCATTCAATGACCGCTGATATGAAACTGATCTCGCGCAGTACCGTTCCAGCCTGGACCTCACGCACCCGCGCATCACGCCAATCGGCCAGATGTGTAGTGTCCAGATTACGCAGGATTACACTGGCAGGAAAATGCGGATCTCGCCGCATGGCTTCTGCGCGGATGATTTCCCACCGCTGGCCGCGCTTGGTCGGTGAGACTTCCTTAATGTAGCGGGCGAGGGCATCCCCGAGTGTGTGCTTTTCCGATAAAGGCTTGCCCGCGTCCTCTCGAATCTCAACTTCACGCTGCGCAGCCCATATTGAGGCTTCGCGCTTGGTTGCAAACTGCCTGGATTCACGGGTGCCGTTGACGTAGAGGAAGGCCCGGTAGCCTTTCGCCGTCTTCTGGATTGAAGCCATGTGTAATTCTGCGTGTAATTTTTGCGTAGATGGACTACGCAAAAGTACACATGAGACGGGAATCTGCGTCAACCGCGATTTGGTAAGCGGTTGTTTTTCCTGTGTTTTCTCAGTGATTGAGAAACAAAAGGCAAGCAAATGGTGCCGGAGGTCGGCACCATAAAACTCAATAGCGGCGGGCCTTGCGTGTAATTTGTGTGTAGCGTGTGCGTAGTGATTTTGGCAACGAACCGGCCTAACGCTTCTGAAGCGCGATAAGACGGTCTACTTCGCAGGTCGGGATCATGCCGCACGGGTTCACGTTTACCCATCCATTACGCATACGATTACTCAGCGTCTTTCGGCTGATGCCTAACATCTCTGCTGCCTGGCCAATGTTGACGTGTGACGGCCTCGGGTGCGACTCGGCATAAAGCTGCACGGCCTTGGTTGCGACTTCCAGAACTTCAGCGTTCACCGTTCTCCTCCTGTATATACAAATCAATTCCATCCCGGCAAATCATGTTGGTGATCGGCGTTCGTTCCCCACCGGCATTCCTCTGCACATACCGGGCGCATGATTGGCGGCGGTCGCAGATTCGGTAGATTCCCGACTCTTCCAGTGAGCCAAGGCAGCGGGACACGTCATTCAGCAGGCGCATTGTCCCAGGCCTCTATCGTTTGCTGAGTCCGCCGCAGTTCCAGCAGCACTTCACTGGGCATTGCGTTATCGACCGCTTGGTTCATCACGCGGATTTTCTCGATCAGGTATTCCAACTTTTCTTCAGTGGTCATTTATTTCCACTCCCATCAAAGTAGCAGTTCACTTGCGCATGAATAAGTCTCCTTATTTCTTCGGCGGAATCCCACCATGCTGTACCTGCAAAATTACCCTCCGCTCTTACTTTTATCACCAGAGCATTGATTCGATTCCGCTCCGCTTCTTGCGCGGCTTGCCACGCGGCCATCAAACCATCCCGCAAATTGCCCTTTAATATGGCGCGGAGATTCTCGTCATACCAATCATCAAACGTCATCTTTACTCCTCCCATAATCATTCTTAGCCGCCTGATACCCCATCATGAAAGCCGCAGTGAGTTCATCGTCTAGCTTCTCCCGCTCCGCTTCTTGTGCGACTCGCCACACCATTTCTACAAGCTCACGCTCGTCTTCACTCCAGCATAGTGACTGAGTTGACTCAATAAATTCTTCAAACGTCATTATTCCTCCACAAGGCTCTTACCTTTTCCCATTCCCGCTTGTCGCAGTCATCGCCAAGCGGCTTCCAATCTGGATTCTGTGCGGCCCGCTCGAACTCATTCTCCAAGTCGCGTTGGATGATGGTTTTCACGTTCTCAGGCCAGTCGCCCCAATTAGCCAATATCCAATCAGCGCAGTCGCTGACTATGTAAGTACGTCTCCCAATGCAGTAACGGACCGCTGCGATAATCATTAAGCCGCTGCGCCCGTAGGTTTTGTCAAAATCCATCATCCACCCCCGTTGCTTTCTTGATTGCGGCACGGGCTTTGTCTCTAAGCGATTTTGCCCCGTACTCTAAACTTTGCTCCCTTGGCTCACGCGCAATGCTTTGCAACGCCTCAAGCAGCCCATCAACAATATCGGCACGTATGTAGGGATTGTCTACCTTAATTGGCTCATCTAAAGCCTCAGTATCAATCAAAAAATCACTAACCCAAATCTTCTTCGGTGCTTCGTTCATTGCTCCTTCTCCGATTCATTTATCAATTCCTCGAAAGTTGATACAAACTGATAAATTAGTTACTCCATACTTGCACTAATCTTGCGACTTAGTGCTAAATTGAGTGCCGGTCTTTCCCGGCTGTCACCACAGACCCAGTGCACTGGGCTTTGCATACCATGTCTCTAGCAGGTGGTTCGCTTGTTCATCTCCGCATGGTCGAGGGCAAGATTGTCGTGCTAACTACTCCGCTTGCATCCATCCTCTCTTTCGAGGGTTAGCTTGGAAAAGATCGGTCAAAATTAGGTGCTGCCCACGATTACCAGTCGCTGCAGCGTGGTGTTTTCAGGATCAGTGTCGTGTCGGGTACGGATACCCGTCTGGTGCGACTTAATCCTTCGGGCCATGCAACCCGGCAGCGTCCTTCAAATCTGGTCTGCGTCAGATTCCCGTCGGCCTTCGTGGCGGGCACCGTGTGGCTGTTTGTTTTTTGGTTGCCACTCTCCATATCCGGTGTACGCTATCCGGCGCGGCCAGCTGCCCGCTGGCGAGGGGTTTGGGTGACTCCCGGGTGAAATTTAGAACAACTGCTCCACCTAAATAGATAAGTTAGTGCCGGGAGTCATAAAGGGGTGGGGCGGTTTTTTTGCTGAGTGACCTCGTTAATGAAGTCCCGCCCCATAAAGGGTGGGCAGCGGTCGTTTTATTGAACCGTTAAAAATAGGTTCCCGCCGCCCATAACTCATTGGCTGAAGCTCTTCGGTAGCGCAGCCTTGCGCTTCATGAACGCCGCGTGGCGCTCTTTCACCCGGCAGCCGCAGGATTTGCTGCTGCCACGGCGCAATGCAATGATTGCAACCCAGCGTTTTGTTCCGCACTCGCAGACGCACAAGGTCTGACGAATCCGGGTCGTGGCGCTGGTGTGGCGTTCGCCGCCGATGACCTGCCAGCGTCCGTAGCGGGTGCCGGGATCTGGGATGGGGTGGATGATGCTCATGTTTTCCTGTTTCCGTGATTTGCCTGCCTTGCCAATCCGCGCCACGCCTCGCCAGGCCGCGCCTGTCCTGCCTTTCCTCTCCTCTCCTCGCCACGCCGATCCATGCCGCGCCAGTCCTGCCTTGCCTATCCCGTCCTCGCCCGTCCTCGCCGCGCCATGCCGCGCCTTGCCTGCCTAATTACGCCGCGATGCCAAAGCTGGCGGCGACTTCGGGGGCTTCGTCATCGGGGACGACGCGGAACGTGCCCCAGCCGCAGCCTGCCGATGATTTGCTGTCGGGCCGACCTTCGCAGATGCCGACCTGTAGACCGACACGGGATATGAGGTTAATCACGTCCTGAGCGGTGAATTGGTCAGCGTCGAAGCGCACCTTCAGTTTGCAGGCCCACTTGGGGTAGATGGGACGGGCGCGCACGTCCACCACGCCGGTGGCATTGCGGGTGTGGCTGGTGTTGGTATGCGAGTCGCCGTAAATGCGGACCAGCGGGGTAACCATCTCATGGTCGAAGTCGTCCTGGACGATGAAGACCGAGAGTTTGGCCAAGGTCATCTTGAACCCGACCAAGCGGCACGCCGAAATCATCCCGGCCCTGAAGCCGCTGGCGTTGATGCCTTGCCATTCCTTGGTGCTGTTGTAATACCGGGCCTGATCCGCTTCTTCATCGTAATCACGGGCGCTGCGCTCCTTCTTGGATTTCGCGCTTTTGCCTTCCGCCATTTTTTGCATTAACTCTGCTTTTTTGCTGAATCGAGCAATCACCAGCGGGGCGGTGCCCTGTATCAGCACTTCCAGCGTGTTAAACGCCGGGGGCTTGATGACGATGCTTTCGGTTTTGGTTGTTGCGGTTGTCATGTATATTTGCCTTTGGTTGTGTTTTTAATGCCGTGCTGTCACACGGTGTTTGCGCCATCCTTGGCGGGATCGTGTCCTTGATCCGGTCCTGCCTTTCCAATCCTCGCCGCGCCCATCCTCGCCAGGCCCCGCCTCGCCATGCCTGCCTTGCTTTGCTATGCCCGTCCCTGCCATGCCCGGCCATGCCAAGCCCTGCCTGCCTTGAGGTTGCCTTGCCCCGCCGTGCCGTGCCGGGCCTAGCCTGCCTTATGCCGGTTCCGGCGCTCTTTCTTCCGTGGCTTGCTGTACCGCAACGCTGAACTGTTCCAGCGCCTTTCTAACGGGCCTATCCAGCCAGGCGGTTTGCCGGTTCCAATACGCAATGCGGTTTTTGATGTCGCGTAGCAGTTCGGCCTTTTGGTCCGCGTCATGCATCACGTCATAACTCAGCCGATAACCGCCACCGTCCTGTAGCCGGTCAGAGGGCAGGCTGACGAAAGCCCGTACCTCGGTATCAGGCCGCGACTCAATGACGATGCGACATTTCGCAATCAGTGACCGTGCTTGCCATCGGCGGTAAGCAATCGCCGCCTCGCTGTCGTCCCAGGTGAAGTGCCTATGCAATGGGCTGTCTTCGGACTGTGCCGCTGCCAGTACCAAATCCACTGTCAACAGCCCTTCGTTTTCTTCCAGCAACTCAGTGAGTGCTTCTTTTTCCTGATCTAGTGCCATTGTTGTCTCCGTTGTTGATAATCCATGCCTGCCTTGCCGCGCCAGTCCCGGCCTTGCCATGCCAGTCCCAGCCTTGCCTGCCTTGCATTGCCCCGCCCGGCCATGCCAAGCCTCGCCTTGCCTGCCAATCCAATTCGTGCCATACGACGCCTCACCTCGCCACGCCATTCGCCGCCTGCGGCTCCATATCCCTCCTTTCCGCTCCTGTGCGGGCCGAGCCATGCCTGCCACTGCGGGCCGCTCCGCTCCGTGCGGTGCCATTCCTTTCCTGCCAATCCTTGCCTTACCAATCCCCGCCACAACTCGCCGCGCCTTGGGGTGGCCGTGCCTGCCTATCCTCTCCGTGCCGGACCTTTCCCAGCCGCTACTCTCCATGCCAGCCACGACAAACCTATCCAATCCTTACCTAGCGATGACACTCCATGCCTGCCTATTCAGCAGCCGTGATTTCTCCGGTTGCTTCGTCCACCGATTCCATCATTTCCGCCTGATCCACCACCACAAAATCACCATCCAGCACCGAGGCCATGTTTTGATCTCCAAGCTCCGCCTGTCCGTCCAATGCAGCGGCGGTGGCAAACTCGATGGACAAGGGCAGGTATTTGGCCAAGCGGCGGATGACGGTCTTGCGGCCCATTTCCGGGTAGTGGTCTTTCCAGGGTCCCCACTGGCCTCTCGATTGCGAGGCGCGCATGACGGCATCCACATCGGATCTCGGCATCACCTCAAAGGCATGACCGCCGCCTTTCAGTTTGGCGATGGCATAGAACGCGATGATGTCGCCCCGGTCGCCAGTCATCGCGGGTTTGTGAGTGAGGGATTCATGCAAGCCATAGCTGAACTCGAACTCATCAGCGGCGTGGACGGCATGGGCAGCGATGCTTTCGATCTGGCCGGAACGGCGGGCCAAGTCAATCAATCCTTTGTATCCCGGAATAAACTGGGCGTCCGTGGTTCCGCTCTTGCGGTTCTTGTACGGCACCAAATAGGCATGGCCGAGTATGGTGTTCGGTTCCAAGCCCAACTGGCTGGACTGGATCACGGCACCCAGCAGGCTTTTCACACTGCACTCTTGCAAGGCAGGCGTGGTGCGAATGGCGTGCATAGCGATCTTCATCAGCCGTTCCGGGGTGACGTGCTTGGGTAGCACGGCGGCAATGGCCGATTTGTTGGCCTCAAAAAAAGCCGACACATTGCTGCCGCCCATCTTGTTGGCGGGTAGGCTGGATTGCTTGCGTAGTTCTGCGATATTCGCTGCCATGATGTTCTCCGTTAAATAAATGGAAGTTCAAGTGGTTGAATGGCCAGGTCATAGCCGGGGAAAGTGCCAGCCTCGGCGCATTGGTGGTATTGCCAAACGAGGCTGTTGTACTTGTCTTGGAAAGCCGCAAGCTGATCCACGCCCAACTCATACAAGGCCACCAGATAGGGCGCGTTTTTCTCAACAGCCAGAAACACCATCGTTTCGATTTCCAGCCCATGCGCCTGCCAGCCGGTGCGGTAATGCACGTCCTGAATGCCATAGCCGAGCTTGGCAAATTGGCGCGCAAATTCACGCGGCCCTGCGTCTACCGTGGTTTTAACGTCAATCAGCGCATTCAGTCGGGGATTGACGGCATCGGCTCGCGCCTTGCACGGTAGGCCGGTGGCTTCATCGGTCCAGAAGGCGGATTGCTCAGTGATCGCACCCGTCAGCAATTCGCGGGCGGTTGGATTGGCCCAGACGGCATCGCGCATCCGGTGGGCCTGATCCATGTCAGTCAGCTTTACCAGTTCGCGGCCTTCGGCGGCTTCCTCGGCTTCAGCCCAGGCTTTGGTACCGCGTCGGTCCACGCTGGTGGCCTGATAGCGCGTGTCGAGTTCGTCCGGCTCCAAGATGGCGCAATGAACCAGACTGCCCAGCACCATCGCGGCGGTTTCCTCGCGGCTGACATGGGCCAGCGCAGGCACTTTGGCGAAGGCCTTGAGGGTGGACGCATTCAGGGCAGGGCGGCTGAAGTAGTCTTCTGCCGGGATGTTTTCAATCGCCATGATTCAGTTCTCTTTCAATCTCCGCCTTTTCCGCCTGAAGCCGTCCGATGTGCGCTGCCAGATTGCTGCATTCGGTCTGCAACTCTTCCAGTTCCAGGCTGATCTGCTGATTGCGCCATTGCTTGTGGCGTTGTTCCAGGTCAGTCAGTCCGATCAGGTCGAGGAAGCGGTGCAGTGCGCTCATCGGTGCTGATGCCACTTGTAGGGAATGGCCAGGTAGCTGAAGAAGCCGGTCTTTTCGACGATGCGGTACGCCTTGCGGCCCTTGCGGATAATGTCGCCGTGAAAGCGTGGCTTCCACGACCAAATGGTGTAGGCAGGTTTGCCTTCTTTAAGGCGTAAGCCGTATAGGTCAATGACGCTCATGTTTAGTCCTCCTGTCGTTTCTTTTCTTGTTCCCAAGCCGCATCGACGGCCTTTTTCAGATCGCGGGCGGCTTCAGCGGCGGACCAGTTTTCTAGCGCGAACAAAATCTCCTCCACCGCATCCTCACCAATGCGCTCGGCATAGGTGTTCTCGGACTCCCACTCTTCGCGGGCGAGGTCTTCCGAATCGTCATAACGCGGGTCGCGTGGGTCGCCGCGATACGGGCCATAATCTGCATCAAACATCAGCGTTCACCTGCGCAGTGGGTACAGGCAACCGTCAAGGAATCCTTGTCAGTTGCCATCAACTTGGCGTCTTGTCCGTCGAGGTATCCGGCGAGCAGTAGGCCGATAGTGATGATGAGAAAGGCAAACTTTTCTGATGGTGTGGTCATCGTCTTCTCCGGTTGATGCCGTCTGTGCGGCGTTGGGAGAATAATAAAACCAAGGTAATGACATGTCAACACCAAGGTAATATAATTTCTCCACGCCAATTCCGGCGCAAGGAGACAAGCGATGAACTACGAGGAATTTCTAAAGGCCAAGGTGCCGATGGCGGTGGAGGATCAGGAAACGACGCAGATGCCGGTGCATCCGATCCTGAAAGCGCATCAGGTGGATATTGTCCGGTGGGCGGTCAAGCGGGGCAGGGCGGCTATCTTTGCCAGTTTTGGCCTGGGCAAATCTGTCATGCAGATTGAAATAGTGAAGGCTTGCCTGAAGCAGACCGAAGGCGGCAAGGGCTTGATTGTGGCCCCGCTGGGCGTCCGTGGCGAGTTTCGTCGGGATGCCGCGATGCTGGGGGAATCCATCACCTTCATCCGCTCCACCGAAGAGGCGACCGGGCCGGGACTGTATATCACTAACTACGAAAGCGTCCGCGATGGCAAGTTGGACCCGCGAGCGTTTGAGGCAACTTCACTTGATGAAGCGGCTTGCCTACGTGGCTTTGGGGCCACCAAGACGTTCCGCGAGTTTATGCGGCTGTTTGAGGGCGTCCGCTATAAGTTCGTGGCCACGGCCACGCCGAGTCCGAATGAGTTCATCGAGCTATTGGCCTATTCGGCCTATCTGGAAGTGATGGATGTCGGGGAAGCGAAGACTCGATTCTTTAAGCGCGACTCCACCAAGGCCGACCAGTTGACCATACACCCGCATAAGGAACGCGAGTTCTGGTTGTGGGTAGCATCCTGGGGCATATTTCTGCAACGACCGTCTGACTTGGGCCACGATGATACCGGCTACGCTTTGCCGCCGATGCTCGTCCATTATCACGAGGTAGAGGTAGACCAGTCCGAAGCGCATCCGAATCAATGGGGGCAGTTTCAGTTATTCCGGGAAGCGACTGGCGGCATTGTGGAAGCCGCACGGGAAAAACGCGAGACGCTGGACACCCGCGTGGCGGCTGTGGCCGATATTCTGGCCGATATGCGGAATCCTGATGGCACGCTTCAAGATCAGGTGGTGATTTGGTGTGACCTCAACGACGAGCAGAAGGCGCTGGAAAAGATGCTGAAAGAAGGCGGCTACAGCTTTTCCAGCCTCTACGGCAATCAACCTATCGACCTCCGCGAAACGCTACTGGATGACTGGCGTGAACGGCGGACGGCGGTCTTTCTTAGCAAGCCGGTCATGTACGGGGCCGGGATCAACATGCAGCAATGTCACACGATGATCTTTGCCGGGGTCGGCTACAAGTTTGCCGACTTCATCCAGGGCGTGCATCGCGTTTACCGCTTTCTGCAAGCGCACCCGGTCAATCTGCATATCGTCCATGCCGAATCAGAACGGCAAGTGCTGCGCATCCTTCAAGACAAGTGGACTAGACATAATCAAACGGTGGACACCATGAGCGAAATCATTAAGGAATACGGATTAACCACGGCTGGCATGCGTGAAGCGTTGCAGAGGCAAATGGGCGTGGAACGGGTGGAAGTGACCGGCAAGGGCTGGACAGCGGTCAATAATGACTGCGTGATTGAGACGGGGCGCATGGCGGAAAACAGTGTCGATTTGATCCTCACCAGCATCCCGTTTTCCACCCAGTACGAATACAGCCCGAGTTATCACGACTTTGGTCACACGGACTCCAATCAGCACTTCTTTGAGCAGATGGATTACCTGACGCCAAACCTGTTGCGCGTATTGCAACCGGGGCGCATGGCAGCGATCCATGTCAAGGATCGGATTGTTCCCGGTGGTTTGACCGGGCTAGGATTCCAGACGGTGTACCCGTTCCACATGGACACCATCAACCACTACACCAAGCACGGCTTCGCCTATATGGGCATGGTGACGATTGTCACCGATGTAGTGCGGGAAAATAACCAGACCTATCGGCTCGGCTGGTCTGAACAATGCAAGGACGCAACAAAAATGGGCGTGGGAATGCCGGAATACCTGCTGCTGTTCCGCAAGCCGCCGACCAGTAATGAAAACAGCTACTCCGACAAACCGGCCAAAAAGAGCAAGCCGAATTGTATTGATGACGATGGAAACGAGATCCCCTTCGACCTCTATAAGCCGATTAAACCCGGCACCGGCTACAGTCGCGCCCGATGGCAGTTAGACGCGCATGGCTTTCAGCGATCCAGTGGCGACCGGCTATTGATGCCGGAAGAGTTGAGCAACCTGGCACACGATGTCATCTTCAAGCTGTTCCGCGATTACAGCATGACGACCATCTATGACTATGAGCATCACGTGAAGATTGGCGAAAGCCTGGAAGGGGAGATGCGGCTCCCGACCTCTTTTATGCTGTTGCAGCCGCAATCGTCCAATGGGCATGTCTGGACCGATGTGACACGCATGCGAACCTTGAACGGCAACCAATACAGCAAGGGTCAGCAGATGCACTTATGCCCGATGCAGTTTGATATAGCCGACCGGGTGATTGATCGCTTGACCATGCCGGGTGAAACCGTGTTGGACCCTTTCGGTGGGCTGATGACAGTGCCTTACCGGGCCGTGCTGAAGGGCCGCAAGGGCTACGGGATCGAACTGAGTCCTAGCTATTTCTTTGACGGGGTAGGCTACTGCAAGGCGGCTGAAGAGCAGATGGCGACTCCCTCGCTGTTTGATACCTTTGAGGATGAATCGGAGATGGAAGCGGCTTAACCTCTATGAACCATCGCGTCGGTAATTGCTGACGCGATGATTTCAAGATCGGTGGCATTGGTTGAGGTGAGCGCATTCACTTCACCACCCGCAGCCCGAATGAACAGGTTGTATTTTGGCTGTTTTATTGTGCCACCTATGAGCCAGATGGCCCCGACCAACAACACAAAGAGTCCCAGCGGTTTGTTATTGCTTTGGATTGCGCCGATCCCGTACATGATGGCCAAGGTAGCGCCGATCCAGGTCCGCTTTTGTTTTTCGCGTTTTACCTCAACGGATGTAATGCCTGACATTGCAAAAGTTTGGTTGCTAATGACCAAGCGGGCGCTGGTGACTCTTGCCACTTGTGAGTCAAAAAACACGGTTTCTTCTGGTGCTGCCTTCATATAGGCGTCCAGTAAGACTTCATTGAAATGCCGCCGACTGGATGAAACAGCTCCACCTCCTGGAGCGGGAAGGCATGCGGGGGATACGCTTCATTGATAGATAACAGGTGGATCATCCCGTCACGTTCGTAGAGGAATCGCTTTACCATCACGCGCCCATCCCTGTGCCTCACCAAAACATCATCACCGGGTATAGGGTTTCGATTTGGCTCCAGTATCACAAACTCACCATCGCGTATTCGCGGCATCATGGATGCACCACGGCATCGCACTGCATAGGCGTTTGCGTCGCTGGATTCAAATTTGACAAAGCCATCGCCATCGCCAACTGGCGCGTCTATCTCGGCCCAATAGCCGTCATCACCTAGCTGGGCCGTTCCTACCACCGGCACACGGTTCGGCTTTTTAGAAGTGACGGGGACGCGAAGGCCAACATGAATGTTGTCGTAACCGCTTTCGTCCATACCTAAATACTTGGGAAAGTCCCCGGTCGCTAACCATTGCGGCTGCACCTTCAATGCAGCGGCAATCTCTAGCAACTTTCTTGATTGTTTGGCTTTGCCCGAACAGAGCTTGTGAATAGCGGACTGGCTTACGTTGGCCAATTTCGCTAATTCCTCTTGCGTAAGACTGAGTTCAGTCATCCGCACATTCATACGATCAGCAAGTGTGTTCATTCGGGTGACTCTATTACTTGAGTTATGGCCTGTCCAATGACCAAAGTCATTGACATCAGACTACCTTGGTAATAAAGTTGTGCCCTATGAACGCTATTACAAGAGCAATTGAACATTTTGGTTCCCAGGAGAAGCTGGCCAAGGCTTTGGAAGTGACTCAGGGAGCCGTTTCCCAGTACGCCACTGGCCAGAAAAGGCCGTCTGCCGAGGTGGCTATCAGGCTGGAAGAAATCACTTGCGGCGAATTTAAGGCCGACGATGTGCGTCCAGACATCAAATGGGACGTCATCCGCAACTCCCGCGCCGCCTAAATATGTTCGGCCAATCCACCACCGATTCCTATACGTACAACTATGTATCTTTCACCGCCCTTGCAGACGGCGGCCAGTTGTCTGCGCCTTTCTCCCCCATTACCCGCTGGCGCAAAGCTGGCGGGGCTTTTTTGAGGTGACGCCATGAAAGAACTAGACCAAGAACCCCAAGACGCCCCCTCGCCCTGCGAGTCCTGCTTTCGGGCTGAACGCTGCGCGGCCTGTCAGATCCCTTGCTATCGGTTCGAGTATTGGGCCGAGACGGGGAAGGCGGCATGAAGCGTTGTCCGCATTGCAAGACCGATAAGCCTGAGACCGATTTCCATATCAACCGGGGTCGTCCTAACGGGACCCTGCAAGCTTGGTGCAAGCCGTGTAAGGCTGAGGGCATGCGGGCGTTACGCGCTTCTCGCACCCGTCAAGGCCGTATCCGCTACTGGTATCCCGCCTATGGGGAAAAGTCCCACAAGGCGAAGCTGACGAATGAGGACGTGCGATTGATTCGCGGTCTGTTGCCGGATCTGTCGTGTGCCGAGATTGCCCGCAAGTTTGAAGTGAGCCGGTCCACGATCAGCGCCATCAAAAACAATCGGTATTGGACAGAGGTGGCATGAGACGCACTGCGCGAGTTTCTCTGCTGCCCGTTCAGCTTCGCGCACAAGTCGTGTCCTTGCGCAAGACAGGCATGAACGTGATGGACATTTGCACCCGTCTCGGCATTGAGAAGTCATCCGAACGTAATGCGGTGAGTCAGCTTTGTTCTGACCCGGCATTGCGGAGATTCCAGGTCGGTATCGAATCGGGGCCGCATTCGAGTCCTCACAAAATCAGGACTGGGAACTGGGCGTGAAGGTCGTCCCCATTACGCCAGACATGCGCCTGATTGCTGCATTGCTTGGGGGTATGCGGGCGATGGTGAACCGCAGGCAATGTGTGGCCGATAAGAAGATCGGGCCGCAGGACGGGCTACAGGCTGACCAGGACGCGATTATCGGTGAGCTGGCCTTTGCGCAGCTTCATAACGTCTGGCCGGACCTGTCGCTAACACCCCGATCCGGTTCTTGTGACGTGGTGGTTGGCAGGCTGCGGTGTGATGTGAAAACCACGCGCAGGAAGGACGGCAGTCTTTTGGCCACGACCAAGGGCAATCCAGACGTGGATGCTTATGTGCTGGCGATCCTAGATGACGAACAGGTGCTGTTTCCTGGCTATGCGCTGGCCTCTGAGCTTTGCCATGAAAGCCGATTGACGACGAAAGGATATGGTCCGACTTACGCGATGAATCAGGCCGAACTGAGAGCGTGGAAGGCTGACCACAAAAGCAAAACCCCCGACAGCGGCGAACTGTCGAGGGCTTCTATCAACCATTGATCGAACGGAGATCAACGATGACTAGCGAATATTCTATCACCCTGACGCAGTTAGCTGAATATGACGTGCGCTGTGAACGGGATGCCAGCGGCAATGTGCTGGTGGTGCAAGCCAATAAGCGGGGTGGTTCTGACGTGGTGGTGCTATCACGCCAGTCCGCAATCGGGTTGGCCGCGTTCATTCTGAACGGTGTGGTTGCGGGTGAATCCTGATGCACTACTACCAACATCACATTGGCGATTTTATCCGGGACACGGCGAACCTGACCGATAGCCAGAGCATGACGTATTTACGCCTGATCTGGACCTATTACGACACTGAGCAGCCGATAGAGGATGCCATCAAAAAGCTGGCATTCAAGCTTGGATCTGACGCTGAAACGGTCGAGTTATTGCTCGAAACTTTCTTCAAAAAAGAGGCTGACGGGTGGCATCACAAGCGCATTGATGCCGAAATTTCAGCCTATCAGACGAAGGGCGAAAAGGCGCGGGAAAATGCGAACGCACGCTGGTCGAATAGCCGACGCAATGCAGACGCAATGCAACCGCAATGCGATGGCATAGCGGACGCAATGCCTTTGCAAGATTTTTCATCGAAAGTCGATGCTAACCAACAACCAATAACCAATAACCAACAACCAGAGAATAAAAACCCCCCTACCCCCCTTGCAGGGGGCGGGAACAAATTTGATCCGCTAAGCATGCCATTGCCGGATAGCGTCCCGTCATCGGCTTGGGAGGAATGGATCACTTACCGCAGAAGCCGACGCCTGACGTGCAGCGAACCGACGATGGTTAAGCAACTGCGTTACCTGACGGAAGCGAGTACCCGTGGCAATCCCCCCGAAGGGTTGATTGACACCGCCATTCGCAACGGCTGGCAAGGATTGTTTGAACCGTCCTCACCACCCGCTAGGAGTCATTCCGAACCCGTCAGGCGCCAAGCCCGCCAGGTGTACCAATGAACGCGACGGATAACGAGTATCAGGTCATCGGCGGGTTGCTTCGGCACCCGGACATGATCGCTCGGCTGGAGATTGCGGTGGATGATTTCACCGTGCCGCTTTGCGGTCAGGCCTTCGCCTCGATGCGGGCGATCATTGCCGAGGGCAAGTCGGTGGACGTGTTTGGGGTGTCCGAGCGCATCGGCGGTCATGCCAATCTCGGGGACATCACGGAAATCTGGAAGGAATGTCTGATCCGTCCCGAGAGCCTGGTGGACCGTTGCGAAACGCTGAAGTCGGCATCCCGCGCTCGGCAAATGGCGGAGCTGTTGCGCTTGGCCCAGCAAACGCTGGAAACCGGCAAAAACCCGGATACCGTCCGCGCTCGGTTGATTACCCGGCTGGCCAGCCTAGAGTCATCGGGCAAGACCTATGTCCACACGGCCAAGCAGACGATGGCCGAAGTGGTGGACTACCTGCAAATGGCTTTTGACGCCAAACAGACGGGCGGGCTGGTCGGCGTGAGTTCTGGCCTCACGGGGCTGGATCGCCTGCTGGGCGGCTTCCACAAGTCGGATCTGATTGTCGTCGGGGCAAGACCGGCAATGGGTAAAACCGCCTTCATGGTCAGTCTGGCCAAAGCCGCTGCGCTCAATGGCAAGCGGGTGGGGATTGCTTCGGCGGAAATGCCAGCGGTGCAGATTGGCCTGCGCATGGTGTCCATGTTCGGCAACATCGCCTCGACCAAGCTGCGCTCTTGCGACTTGGATGAGCAGGACTTTGCCCGACTCAATGACACGGCGATGCGCTACAGCGAGTTGCCGATTGAGGTCTTCGACAAACCCGCTTGCACCCCTGGCGACATTGCGATGCAAGCCAGGGCATGGCAGCTATCTGGCGGGCTGGATCTGCTGATGGTGGATTACCTGACGCGCTTGAGTCCCGATGATTCGATGGATTCACGGGTGCGAGAGGTCGGGCAAATGATCCAGTCACTCAAGACGCTGGCCAAGACCCTAAACGTGCCGGTCATCTGCCTCGCTCAACTTTCCCGCCAATGTGAGCAGCGCTCCGACAAGCGCCCGCTGATGGCAGACCTGCGCGACTCCGGCGAGATTGAGCAGGAGGCCGATGCGGTGATGTTTCTCTACCGCGACTCGGTTTACAACGATGACGCCAATCCCGAAGAGGCCGAGATTCTTGTGGAGAAAAACCGCCACGGGCCTTGCGGCAAGGTGATGGCGAGATTCATCCCTGAGCAAATGCTGTGGACGAATGTGCAGGCGCAAGAATGGGTGAACTAACCGATGGCCTGCAAAAACTGGCTCAAGCGGTTCATGAACAACAGGAACCCAAGCGCCAAAAGCAACGCGAAGAAAAAGCCCATCTTCGCAACGAACACCCCGACATGGCTGAGTTTCTGGCGGGCTTTACGTCCGTATTCAACCAACCCGGCGACATCAAGCGCATCCGCGTGAAGGACGACACCGGACTCATTCTCGATTCAAACCACTGGAAATAACACATGGCAACACAGAAGATTTATGACGCGGCAGTCGCCACCAGCGAATATCAGGCCCGCGATGGCAGCACCAAAAAGAACTGGGTAAATGTCGGGGCCGTCCTGCAATTCGAGGATGGCGGGCAATGCCTGATTCTGGAGAAGTGGTTCAACCCGGCTGGTTGTCCTGGCGACCGGGGCGTTCGCGTCAACTTCTTCAAGCCCAAGGAAAGGGACGGGCAGGGCGGGTTTACACCAGCCACGTCTGCGCCCATTGCAAGCGTGACGACTATCGGTGCAGCCCCTTCGGCAGTGCCGTATGACGACGACATCCCGTTCTAACCATGCCCCGAAAAGCCAGAGTGGATGCCAACCAGGAAGAGATCGTCAGCGCTTTTAGAAAGTGCGGGTTCTCTGTCACGCATCTGCACAGCATCGGCAAGGGAGTGCCAGATTTGCTGGTGGCCAAGAACGGGCACACGGCGCTTGTGGAAGTGAAAGACGGCAACAAGCCACCCAGCGCAAGAAAGCTGACTGATGACCAAGAGCGGTTCATCGGTAAGTGGCGCGGCGTTGTGCATATCGTGGCAACAGTGGATGACGTGTTGCGGATTGCTGGGGAGGCGGCGTGAATGAACTTGCACTCTTCGCAGGAGCCGGTGGCGGAATCCTTGGAGGCATCCTCAACGGGTGGCGCACCGTCTGCGCCGTCGAAATCAACGACTACTGTCGCAGGGTTCTCATGCAGCGCCAGGATGACGGATGCCTTGAGCCGTTCCCTATCTGGGACGACATCACCACATTCGACGGGCGACCTTGGGCTGGATGCGTGGATATCGTCACTGGCGGATTTCCGTGCCAAGACATCAGCGCAGCAGGAAAAGGCGCAGGCATCAGCGGTGAACGTTCAGGACTCTGGTCAGAAATGGCCCGGATTATTGGCGAAGTACGACCGCGATGCGTCCTTGTGGAAAACAGCCCAATGCTCTCTCTTCGAGGACTCGGAACCGTCCTTGGAGATTTGGCCGCGCTGGGGTTCGATGCGGAATGGGGTTGCCTATCAGCGGCAGCAACCGGCGCACCTCACAAGCGGGACAGGATGTGGATTGTGGGTTACTCCATGCGCTCAAGATGCGAAGCCGATCACAGGCGGGAATCTATACCAGACATCGACCGGATCAGTACGTCACATGCGTCCAAACGGGATCAGCTCAAACAGAGGACTAGAGGCTCAGGTGATGTGGCAAACGCCGACAGTGCAAGACGCGAATGGACGGGATCGGCACAACCAGAGGAATGGGACGGTTCGTCCATCATTGCTGGGGCAAGCAAGGGTATGGCCAACAGCAACAGCAACAGCATACAAGGGATGGTCGCCAAACCACAACCGCGCAAATACGGACGACAGACTGGATTACACAGTGGAGAGGGAATCTTTCAGGCCTGGCCAGAAGACCCCGCCGATGCGCCTGAATCCGGCGTGGGTCGAGTGGTTGATGGGATGGCCAGGCGGGTGGACCGACTTAAGGCCCTTGGTAATGGGCAAGTTCCAAGAGTGGTTGCAACAGCATGGGAAACGCTGAGATGAAACCCATCCTCACCCACATGCTATCCACCGCGCTCGTCATGCTGACACTGTTGGCGATTGTGGCGCTGATGCCGGTGGCGTTGTTGTTGGGGTTATTGAATCAGACAGAGAGGAATCGAGATGCAGGATGAATTAGGCCAAGCAAAGTACGGAACGGATTCGTATTCGTTGACGATGTTTAACGATCGAGGCGCAAAGCTGGCTAAGGTCTGGCTTGGCAATCTCGGACTGGTGCGCGCCACCGAGATCGCACGGGAAAAAGTACAGGAAGGCGAGGCGCATTCGTTTGTCGTGGAACGCGTGCTGATTAACTCGATGGACACTAGAGAATCGTGGCAACCGAAATAGAGGAACAACGCATGGATTACAACGAATTCCAGATGGCTTGCCGTCGCACGGCCAAGACTGAAACCAACGATGAAAAGATGGCGCATGCCCTGGAAGGGCTAATCAGCGAGGTGGGCGAGATTGCTGACACGATCAAGAAGTACAAGCGATATGGTAAGGCGCTGGATATCGACAATCTGAAAGAAGAGATAGGGGATGTGGATTACTACCTGTCCATGCTAGCTGATTCGATCAGGGCATCACGTGAGCTGTGTGCTGTTGATAACGTCGAGAAGTTGAAACGTCGCTATCCAGATCAGTTCAGCGAAGCCCATGCCTCAGCAAGGATGGACAAGGCATGAAGGCAGCAGACTTCCTGCAAGCTGGCCTTGATGCAATGAAAGATCGTGCCGAAGTGCGTGACCAGCCATCAGGTGAGCGCAGTGCAGCGCGCGCCGCATCAATACTCAGGGCATGGACTGCCCATGACTGGGTAGAGGCCGACGTATGGCGTTGCTTGCTGGCTGTGAAGATGGCGCGTGAATCGCAAGGGCAATTGCATATCGATGACCTCATCGACGGTGCGGCGTACTTCGCGCTGTTGGGTGAATGCAGGGTGAAGACGGAAGGATTAGAGGTGAGCCATGACTGACTTCCTCTTGCTCATTCCGTTGGGCCTGATGCTGTTGGCGCTGTGGTGGTAGGAAAAAAGATAAATCGCGACGGATATGGGGTGGACTCCCGTACCCGTCACTTCATTCGCATCAACCTTATAGGAGGCTAATACGATGCAAGCAAAGGATAAAACAAAGCTGACTTTTGAGAAAGCAAACGCGCTGTTGCGCTATTACCCTGATACCGGACTGCTCTATTGGAAAGTGGCAAAGGGGGTGAGGAGGGCAGGAGACATTGCAGGGCGCAAAGACGCACTGCATCCGTTTGCGATGAGAAAAAATTTAGGTTCTTCCCAGCAACCTTGACGGCGTCTTCTT